ACTTCCATGCCGCCGTCTTCGGTGATCGTCACATCAGCACCCATCTCGTCGGGTGTGTACAGCTTCATGATCACGTCGGGGAAGACGATGCGTGAGCAAGCGCCAATTGCGCGCCACTGAAGCATCACCTTCGGCTGCGTCCTGTAGTTCGACTTGTCGGCAAGTCCCAACGCCTTCGCGTCTTCCATCGTAAATGTGAAGGTGTGCGGTGAGCGTCCGCGACGCTTCATCATGACGGTGCAAGACTTGGCATCGCCCGTGATTGAAATGTCTTCCAGCAGCTTGCTTTGCTCGATCAGCGCCAGCATCAACTGCGGGGACACCGTCGGGCGTCCCTTGATGATGTTGATGCCCTGAATGGCCTGCCACGGCCCGATGCCGAGTTCACGACCGGCGAGAATAATGGCGACGGCCTGCTGTGGCGTCTTGATTGAGTCCGGCAAGAAGCCCGACCGCACCAAGACCTCGGACATCTGCATCATGGCCTGCCATTCGGTCGCGTTCACCACTGCTAAAGCGTTACTCATCGTTCGGGGGCTCCTTTCCTAGAAGGGAATTGCGTCGTCCACCGATTGGGTGGTGATGTCGAACACGAGTGCCGCATACTTGCGCGCGGCGTCGTCCGGTAGGTAGAACGCTCTAAGTGTCGGCTCTTCCTTCGCTTGGAAGCGCCCTGTCTGCTCAAGGATGCGCAGCGTGGATTTGGCAAACACGTAAACGATGTCGTGATTGCCCTGCACGTAAAGCCACGTGTTGTCTTCGCGGTAGATGCCGCTTGGTATCCATACATGCTGATCGGCGCGTGACTTTTCGGCAGTCTCGATGCTCAGGCGGCGCGTGCGCGAACACCACGAGTCGAATTTGATTTCGACGCCTTGAACAGTCTCACCGCGGTCGAATTGGTACTTTCGCGACGCATACGACGTCAAAGGGATGCCAAGCCGCGTGGCGAACAAGTCCGCGACGAAGTCCTGAAACTCAAGCCCGTCTTCGAAGCTGTTCTGGCGCTTGCTGTCGATGTAGGTGATGTTCTGCTTATAGCTCGTTGCCATATGCGTCCCACCCTTCCACCTTCACCCGCGCGAACAGTTCAATGCGTTTGCCGTAGGGGTAGATCGTGTCGATGATTTCACGGAAGACTTCCGGCTTGCGACTGTGTTCGGTGCGCTCTTCGGTGACGACGCTGTCAAACAGCCGCTGCACGTCCGGCTGACACGAGCCGCGCACACACACCAACAGCAGTTCATGGCGCACGCTGTTATAGTGGCCCATGACGTGCTTCACCTTGTCCCAAACGAAGCTCGACTTGTAGGTGAAGCCCCACGCACGAATGACGTCAAACGCTTCAGCAAGGATGGGCGACGTCACCCACAGGAACAGCACGGCATTGTCTTCGGCAAGCTCAGCAACAGGCAGCTTGCCGATGTCTTCGATGGGCATGAGCGGGTAATAGTCCGCCTGCTCGGTGAAGTTCGTCGGCATGGTGTTGCCGTACTGCCACGGCGGATCGGCGTAGATCACGCGGTATTTCGCCGTCGGGTCAAGCTGCGCCTGTTTCGCGCCTTCAATGAGCCGGCGGCGGCGCTCTTCCTGCGCGGCCTTGCGGTGTTCATAGCTGGCGCGTTCAAGGTAGCCGTCGAACTCCGTGGGACTGACACGCGCAACGGGCCGTTCGCCGTCAAGCGTGCCGGTCGTGGTGATGATGTCCCAAGTGGCAGCTTTGTTCGTGTACACGTGCGTTAAGCGCGGCACAAGCTCGGCGTCGGTGATGTCCCACGCCGTCACCACGTCGATCACGTCCTGCGGCACGTCTTCAAGTGCCTTCGTCAGTTCGTAGGCGGCATGGCGCGACAGTTCGCCCGCCCGCGCCTTCGCCCTGATTGGCTCCGGTGCCTTTGCTTCGATGGTGGCCGTTTTGTGCATGGAGCCGACAGACGTTTTGTTGTCGCCGGCGGCCTGCTGCCATGCGTCGATAGACTCCGACGCTTTCTTCAAATTTGAAGAAAGCGTTCTCCCTGGGGCAGTCATGCCGTGCGCTTGATTCTCCCGCGCGATCTCGCTCAACAGCGCCTGTTCACGCAGCGCCATCAGGTCGCGTTGGTAGTCGCTGATGTTGCGCCGCCCGCGCTGATGCCGAAGCTGCCACAGCAGCGCGTGCGTGCGCGACAGGAACGGCATCGGCTTGACTTCGTAGTCGATGCCGTGCTGCTCGCAGATGCGCAGCCGGTGATGCCCGTCTACAAGGATGCCTTCGCCTTCCCACACGATCAGCGGGTGCAGACACCCTTCATTGATCAGCAGGCGCTCAAGCTCCGCATATTCCGCGTCGCTCAGTGGCGGGATGTTGTCGCGGAATTCCGCATCTACACGGAAGTCGAGTTGCGGCGCCAATTCACTCATGCGCTCGCCTCGGAAAGTGGTGCGTCCGCGTAACACTTGGAATCCGTGGTATGCTGATCAAGAAGGCCCGACAGCGCGAGTTGCGCGCTGCCGCCGGCAATTGCGCGGGCGTGGTCTGCCGTGAGTGCTTGCGCGTCTGCCGGCAGCGGGCGGAAATTTGGACGTGATGTCATGCCGCTACTATCCCGCATTCTCTTTTTCCGATTGGTGCTTCAATACACCACTGTTGGCATCAAAAAACTCGACAAGACGCCGCAAGGATTCACCGTGCTGCGCGTCTACCGCTTCTCGAATGAGATCGCCAATGCGCTGATCGCGCTGGCGTGCCAATGCGCTGATCGCCTTGATGTACTGCCGGCTGGCTCGAATACTGACTGTCGTCACGAGATCGTCCACTGTCTGGGGCCTCCTTTTTCCGTGCGTTGTCTACATACACCATTATATAGCTTTTTAGGCGCGAAGTCAATAAACTAGTACGGGATCGGGAGGTGAATTGTATGGACACCTTGAGGGACTTCATTCTAGCGGAGATGCGGAAGCGGTATATGTCGGAACGCGAGTTCGGGCGCTTGGTGGGTGTCGCACACACCACGATTGGCTACGTGCTGCATCCTGAACGAAGTAAGGGGCGCGAACTCACCGCGACATTTGTGATCAAGCTCGCCCGCGCCACCAATACGAACGTCATGGTACTGTTTGCCTTAGCGTATCCGGAAACGAAGCCGGACTTAGAGGCGCTCGTCGGCCTGTCCACTTCCTACGTGATGCGGGCCAAACAGTTGGAGAAGCTGCCCGACGCGGCGCTCAGCATGATCGACGCCTTCCTGCTGCAAGCTGCCGCTTCGAATCAGCGCGAGGATAATGTTGATGGCGAGTAGTTGATCAGCGTTCAGGCTGCTGATCAACTCTGCCCGTTCTGCGGTGGTGAGGGCCATGGATTAGAGTTCCTTTTTGAATAGTATATTAGAACAGGCATTCTATTAGCAAGTACACCAAGCGGTGCAATCGCTATAGTATAGGATAGGTTTCGTTATAGATGCGTTGATGCTTTCGATGCTACCCTTAGTTTTGTGCAGTTTGCTTATACCGTTGTCTCAGAAGTCATTATGACTCTCCGCGCTATCATATGGGCCGCTGTCAGCACCACCGCCCAAGCCGACGAAGACGAACACTACAGCCTGCAGGCGCAGGAAGACGACGCTCGCGCGCTGTGCGAGCGCGAAGGCTGGCAGATCGTTGACGTGCTGCGCGTGCCGGGCCACAGCCGCGATTACAAGACGCTCGAAAAGCTGGCGGCAGACGCCCGCGCCCGCGGGATTGACGCCTTCGACAAGCTGACCGCGCACTTCGAAGCGTGTGACTTCGACGTGTTCATCTGTCGAGACGCCAATCGCTTTGCGCGCAGCCCGTCGCTGATCCACCAAATCATAGAGTACATTATTGACGACTGCGGCGCGCGCATCTACTCGTTCAATGATGGCTGGATCGACGCGCACAACAGCGACATCTTCGCAATGGTGAAGGCGTACACGACGCGCAAGGAAATGCGCTGGATACGCGAGATGCTGACGAAGGGCAAAGACAAGCTGGCGGAGCGCGGCCTGCCTGCCGGCCAGAAGCCGATGATGGCGCATGTGGTGGTGCGCGATCCCGTGAATGGCCGCGCGCTGCGGCTCGAACTCGACGACAGCAAGCGCCGGCTGTGGGACGATCTCGCGGCGCTGATCCTTGAAGGGGTGGGGTGGGTGCAGATCGAAGCGGTGCTGTATCAGCGCTTCGGCCACGTGAATGAGCGCGGCCAGCCTTACGCGCCGGGGCAGCTGCGCCACTGTGTCTTGACGCCGCAGTTTTGGGGACACACCGCGCGCCATTGGTACACGCCGGCCCGCACGCGCAACGACTACGAATGGCTTTACGACGAAAGCGCGCGCGTGCCGGATGGGGTGCTGATGTTCCGCAATACCTGTCCACCCGTCTACACCGGCGAACTGGCGGCGCGCGTGAAAGCGGAACTCAAGCGCCGGCGCGACATCTACGGACGCCGCCGACCCAATACCACCTACCGCTACAGCGGCCTTATTCGCTGCGCCGAGTGCGGCTCAACGCTGGCGGTACGCGCCAATCGCGGCAAGCGCTACGGCGTGATGTGCGTCCCCGGATCGCGCCCGCTGACAAGGCGCAGCGCCTGCTCACAGCGTAACTTTGTGCGGCAGCCGTACCTGGACGCCTATTTCGCCGCCATCCTTGAAAAGCTGCTGGAAGGCGATCTGCCCGACATCCTCGCGCAGCAGACGGAAGCGCCCGCGGTGCCGGCGTCCGTCGCGCTGACCGATGTACAGGCCGAAGCGGAGCGCCTGCACCGGCAGATCGAACGCCTGATTATGGAGCAGGCGTCGGCGGCGGAAAGCATACAGCCGATCTACCGGCAGCAGCTTCAGGCGCTGGCGGATCGCCTCACCATCCTCGACAATGAAGCCCACCGGCTCAAGCACCGCGCGCAGTCCGAACAGGCGCTGACGGAAGTGCAGACGCTGACGATTGACGAAATCCGCGCCATGACGCTCGAAGCCTTCTGGAAGCTGCCGGAACACGAAATTAATCAGCGTCTGCGCATCCTGCTCGGCAATCACCGGCTGGTCGCCAGCGACGGCAAAATCTGCGGCTACATCACTGAAGACTAGCCGTCCGTGGTAGGCGTGGCATGTAAATGATCAAAATGGTGGTCATGAGTTGCCTACCGGACGAGTAAACTCCCCCGCGTAAATCCGCACATATCCCAAATGAACTGCTTGACAGTTTATGACTTTGCGCCTAAAATGGTGTATATAGGCAACACATTGAAAAACAGTACACCATTTAAGGAGATCACCACAATGGCAACCAACCGCACCACCAACCCCGACGCCGAGATCGTCGCCATCATGCGGCAGATCGGGCAACTCAAGCAGGGCGCGGACGCTGCCGCAGCACGCGGCAACACGCGCGACCAGTTCCGCAATCGGCGCACGATCTCGTTACTTCGCAAGCGCCTTGACGCGCTGACCACCGCCGCCAACCGCAGCACGTACACCCACTAGGAGAGAGACATGAACGCACGCAACGCAAGCAGCATCCGCACGCCCGACCGCGTCGTTGTCCGCGACCTGCAAATGCGGCACCCGAAGATCGCCCGCGTGATCAGCACGCACCCGACCACCGGCAAACTATTCGTCGAGTACTGGCACATCTGCCGCAGCTTCCGGCCCGCAGGTGATACCGGCGCGTGGCTCCCGTTTGCGACCGAAGGCCGCGAGTGGGTGTACTCGTGGCAGGTCGAGCCGCTCGAAGCGGTGTGGCAGCGGACGGACGACGAGATCGCCCGCCGCGAGTGGGCAAACAACAATCGCCTGCTCACGCTGGCCGTCGCCAAGAATGAGCGACGCGAGGAGGTGGGCGCGTGATGTACGACCCGCTGTACACACTCGACGCCATTTGGCGCAGCGAAGACGAGCAGGCCGACGCGGAAGCGCGTTGGGAAGCGCAGCAGGCGGGTGAAGACGAAGCCGCCGCCACTGAGGACGACATTCCCTATTAGCAAACGACGGCCAATACAGGCCGCCGTCGCCGCCGGCGCGGGCAAGTCGCCAAACAGCACCCGCGCCGGCCTTCAGTATAGCACAGGAGGCACGACGCACATGGCAACATTCAAAGCCAAGTCATTCTCCTACACGGGCGCGCGGCGCGACCGCGTTCTCGGAGAGTTCCCCACCATGTTTGACGCCAAGATCGCATGTGAACGCCACGCCAAACAGCCGCTGCGGTGGATCGATTTCGACGCACGCGAGTTCGGCCCGTATTCCGCCGCTGACATCAGCGAACACGGTGCGCTTAAGCGCGTGTACAGCGTCAGCGCCGCCGTCGAAAGCGAGGCCGCAGAATGACCGCACACGAGTTCGCTGTTCTGCTGCGCGCATGGGACGCGCCGCTCGGCCTGCTCAAGTGGCTTGACGAGTACCTGGCCGAGACGCCCAACGCGACCGCGATTGACGCCATCGCCGCCATGCCCGACGGGCCGGTGGGCAAACAGGGCTGGTACTGGTGGCTCGACAATGCCGTGTATGTGCACTTGTCCACCGAGGCGCGCGAAACGTACTACCTGCACGAGACAGCACACTACCTGCGCTACATCACCGTGTTCGAAGACGAGACCTACGACCGCGACCGCCACATGACGGCGTTTGCGCGCTACAAGGCGCGCATGGCCTCGGTGCTGGTGGGCCTGCTGCGGCCCGTCGAGGAGGTGGCGCGATGATCGGTGACCTTGTCGCCATTGTGATCGCGGCTACGGCGTTCGTCGTCACCACGGCGTTTGTGCTGCCGGAAGTGATTCTCGCTCGTCGGCGCAGACGCGCCGCTAAGACCGACCCACTGGCGTCCTGCATAGACGTGCCGCGTTCTACCGTAAAAACGCACCTACCGGCCTTAGAAGCGCCGCAAACGCATATCTACAGCTACACCGCCTGCGCGCTGGCGCAGAATTACCACACGTCGCCGGCGGCGGTGCAGGCGCTGATCGACGACGCTGCGGCGGCGCTCAACTGCGGCCAGCCGGCGGCGGCGGTGTTCGTGCGGCGGGCGCTGCGCGACTACGGAAACATGGAGCGCGCGGCGTACTGGCTGCGCGTCGAGTTCGAGTATATGCGCCTGATGGCGCAGAAGGAGAGCAGCGGTGAGTGACGTGTATGTGGCGGTGTACAAGGCGTATAGGGGTGTTGAGGACGCCGATCCTACGGATACTTTCCTGCTCGGCGTGTTCAGTGACCACGACAAGGCGGTCGAAGCCTTTGAATCGATCTTTGACGATGAGCCGCAGTTTTTCATCGGCATTGGTATGGTTGAAAGCACCCATTCTTCCGTCGAGATGGAGAAAACGGCGTGGGCGGTAGAGCGCGGCTGGCACAAGGTCACTGGGCGAATTGTCCGAGTGACCATTGATGAAGCGCACCGCCCGCTGACGAAAGCCGAACAGGAGCGCGACGTCGAAGCGCTGGCCGAAGAATACGGTCGCGCCGCTGACGAGTACGAAGGCGAGGCGCACGAATGAACACCCGCGACCTGACGACCATGAGCGACGACGAACTACAGGCCGAAGCGGACGCGCTCACCCGCGCCTGCCGCGACGCCTGGCGACGGAAGCGCGACGCGGACGCTGCGTGGAAGGCGCTGGTGGATCGCAAGGGGAACGTGACACTCGAACTGGCGAAGCGCTATAATGGGGTGAAACAGGCGGTGGAGCGTGCTTGAAGCTGCGCGCACACTCGACACGACGCACGACGCCGACGCCGAACTCGCGCTGTTGGACGCGCGCCTGCAGGAACTGACGCGGCGCGTGTGTCCGCTGTGCAGGGGCGAGAAGTTCGCGCCGCACGCGCCGGCGCTGTGCTGGCGCTGCAAGGGGCGCGGGTATGTGGAAGACACGGACACGCCCTAGCACCCGCCGCTATGCAACAAAAAAGCACCCCGCAGGGGGTGCTTTTGTTTGCGCGTGTCGCGGGGTTGTTAGCCGAGTGCGCCGTCAGGCTTCGGCGTCGCGGCCAGCTTCACCCGCACCGACTCTGCAATAGTGTCCACTTCTTCGGGGGAGAGTTCGACAACTTCCAGTTCCGCGCGGTCGAAATAGGCTTCGAGTGCCGCCTTGACGAGTTCGAGTAAGGCGTCAGCAGGCGGCAGCGCGGGCGCGGCTGGGCCTTCCTGCTTGCCGGCTTTCGCGGCGTCTTCGAGCGTGATCCCGCCGATCAGCGCCAGCCCTAGCACGATAGTCACGGTCAGCAGGGATTCACGGACTTCGGCCAGTTCCGGCACCGCCATTGTCAGCAGCGAGATCAGGAACGACGCCAGCGCAATGATGAACTTGCGGCTGCGGAGCATGGCGAGAATTGGCCCCAACACGGGCGTTACGGGTGTCTCAGGCATGACAAGGGACTCCTTTGCGCTAGACGCGCTCACTCCTAAATGCTGCACTTCGGTCACGGTGATGCGGTCGGCAGCGGCGCGGTAGATGGTCGCTGCCGCTTCGTACAGGTCGGCAAGCTGGACGATCTCGTCCTTCGTTAAAAAGGCGCTGTAGATCGTCCCAGGCTCCGGCACGGTCGGCGGTTCAGGCTCCGGCGCGGGCGCGGCTTCGAACAGCACCACGTCGGCGCGGACATAGCCCTGCGTGCCGCTGTCGAGTTTCAGCGCGTGCCACGTGCCGGCGGCTTCTACCACGTCGGTCGCCACCCACGCGCCCGTCTGCGGCGTCTTGTCGAGACGTCCGGCAATGGTGGCGCTCGTGGCCGGCTGTGCGCGCACGTTGGCGTAGTCCGCACGCGAGGCGAACGTTCCGCGCTGCCACGCGGCGCTAGAGGGCGGGAAGGGGTAGTCAGGCATGGGGGTCGCTTGCTCCTCTGGCTTTCCAATTATGGGCAGCGCGGCTAGGACAGCATCCGCGCCTTGCAGGTCGAAATACTGCCAATCACCGCCGCCGCCGGTGCCGTAACAAAAGATCGCGGTCGGGATGTTGTCGGGGCGGTAGGCGTCGGCCAGTCTGTGAAGGAATGTCACGTACTGCGCTTCGGTCAGCACCGAACGCCAGCCGTCTCGATGCCCGCCGCCGACATCGCGCCCTGTCTCGGTGATCAGGATGCGCGGAGGCCGGATACCGAGCGCCTGCGCGCGCGCGATCCATTCCCGGTAGCGCCCGATGTGATAGGGCTGCTCAAGGCTAGGGCTGGCTTGCGCGTACTCGTGCAAGGCAAGGTAATGACGCGGATACTTGGCGAACGCCTTGAGCAAGTCGTCAAATTCGCCGGTTTGGATGCGGCGCTCATTCGGGTTGCCAACGCTGAAATTCGGGAGCGCCAGCGGCACGCCTTCGCTGTCGGCAAGCTGCATGAGTTCGACGCACCAATCGGCCAGCGCCTTGTAGTCCTGCGTCCCCGGCTCATTGAAACACTGAAGGATCAAGCCATCGCCAGCATCGGCGCGATGATCGGCCAGCCATTGCGCCGCCGATATTTTTTCGTGCCAATGGTGCTGATCGGGATGGGAACGGCGATGTACCACGAGCATGTTGGGCAGCGCGTGCTTGAACTGCCGCGCCAGCCCTACATCGTCCATGACCACGACCAGCGCCGGTCTTGCCTGCTGTAGGTAGGCAGATAGCTTGGCGCGGTCATAGACCGTTTGAGCAAGGATGTTTAGCCCTAGTAGGTTGCCTGCCGGTCGCTGTGTCATGGCGCTAAGCCGCCTTCTATGACCCTGCAGGTTCGGGCGCGGTAGGTGCTGCGCCGTCCACTGCCGGCTTGACGACGCGCTCAATGGCTGCGCCGATCTTATCTGCCACCAGTTCGAGCGCCTTGTCCTTCGCTTCCACCAGCGCCTCAAGGTGCTGCACGCGCTTTTCGAGTTCCCCGATGCGTGCCTGCGCCGCGCCGAGCGCAACTTCGAGTTCCGTGTTTTTCTTCGTCGCGGCGTCCCTCTCGGCTTCTGCCGCCTGCTTGTCCTTGTCGTGTGCTTTCACGGCAGCTTCCAACGTTGCGACCTGCGTCTTCAGCGATTTCACCTCCGCCGCCTGCGCCTCGCGTGCCTTGCGTTCGCAGTCGAGTTCTTCCGACAGCGCGTTTAGGCGCTGCGCCATTTCGTGCGCAATCGCGTCGGATTCTTTCGCGCGCACCGTCGCTAAGCTGAGTTCGCGCGTCAAGGCGTCAATCCGCGCTTCCTGCTTGGTGTAGGCGGAATTGATCAGCGTCTGCGCGCGCTCGGTGTTCTTGCGCGAGTCGATGACGCGCAGCACCAATTGCAGCGCGACGAAGGCCACCCACAGCGGCCATGTTTGGGCAAGCGTCTCTAGCGTCGGCTCCATCGGCCCCGCTTCTCTCTCCGCGCGTTCTCAAGCGGCGTTGTGTTGTGCGATGTAACGCGCATGTCCCTCCCTTTCATAGTGTCGGATAATCGTCCTTATGCGTCATACAAAGCGCGGTGCGCGGGTCACAAATACGCGCACCGCGCGCGAATGATCAACTTGGATGAGTTATTTGCGTTTTGAAGTGATGCTGCGCCGGCTATCCCCGCCCTTGAATTTAGGTAATAGGTGGTCTTGGCTGCAGCGCTGATCGTCTTAGTCCTGTGTACGGAGGTGGCCATTTCCTTCACAGCCGTCGAATAAACTACCGCGGTCATGTCCACGTCTGACTCGCTGTTGTTTGCCGTCGAGAGCGTTGACCAGACAAGGCAGGTATTCGCTGCGCCAAAGACGACGTATGGCGCGACCTGATACGACACGTCCCATAAACCGATGGGGATGCTGATGCTGATGCTGCCGACGTTGTACCAAACGTTCACGGTTGGAGATGCCCGCGTGCGCGAGGTAACATCCGTGACTTCGACCGTCCACTTGGTCGGGTCAAGTGGGAATCCGTGCGGCGCTTTCACGACGCTGAAATACGGGTTGGAGATCGCTTCGTTCTCAAGGTTGTAATCCGTGCCGCCGTACAGTGTCAGCGTCGTGTCAGACGAGAACGCAATCGCCGTGATGATGAAGTATTTCGTGCCGCCGGTCGTCTGGCTGACGCGCAGCTTCATGCCGACGCTTAGCGTACTCGTCAGGTCAACGCCGGTGCATGTTGCCGTGTAGGTCGGGTCGTCGGCGCTGGCATAGGCCAGCGTTTCGGCCAGCGCGACCCATCCCGCCGACGAGATGCCGCCACCACTCAAGCCGGCGATGTCGCCCTCATTGGTCTTGACGCGATCCGCCAGTTGGTCGAGCGCGTTGTCTACATCGCCGGGGTCGGTGCTGCTGTTCCAGTCGGTCACATCGGCCGGCGTGTAGGTCACGTCCGCCGCGTCTGCTGTTACGCTTGTCGCCGCCGCGATCCACTCACTCGCGCCTGCGTCCCATACCAGCGTATCGCCGTCCGCCTTGCCGGTCGTGTCCACGTTGGCGAGATCGTCAAGGTCGCGGATCAGCCCGCCGCGCATGTAGAAGTGCGGACGCAGGTCAACGATCCGCGTTGCCGCTGTGACTTCCGTCATGCCTTCTTCCAGCACCGCCGCCGCCAGTGGGATGTAGCCGTCAGGGATGCTGATCGCGTGCGCGTCGGCTTCGTCTAAGTTCGCCGGCGCGTCGTAACTGTCCGTTCCCGCGTAGCTGTAGAGCGTGCCGGTCGCGGGGTCGAGTGCGACCGCGACCCACGCGCAGGTTCCCGCCGTCGCGGGGATGTCGCTCGTCAGGTCAATCGCGCCGCCGGCGTAGCGGCCTTCGTGATGCGCGAACGGCTCCACGTAGACGAGCATCGAACCGCTGTCGGCGTAGGGACGTGCGCGACCAGGCAGGATGTTGCGCCCCGCGACGATTACCGTGTTCAGGTTGCCGTCGAGGGGTGGCTGCTGTGCGAGAACAACCTTACTGCCGTGCGACTGCACGCTCTCGGCGTAGTCAATCGCCATGATGCGGTTGTCACCGTCGACGCCCGGCGCGACGTAGACCGTCACGTTCGGGATACCGACGAAGCCCCACACCGCCGTCTGCTCACGGCTGGCGTCATGGGCGCGCACCCACGTCTTACCGGCAGGCGCACCCGCGAGGGTGATCGTGTTGGTCGCGGTGCGGCGTCCGGTCAGCATCTTGCGCCAGCCCTTGAAGACTTCGGCATGTGCGAACTCGCGCAGCGCGCGAATGACTTCG